TACACCTCTTACGGAAACTTGAACATCTGACCCAGAGAGAATGCGAACTGGAGTATCAGTACCAGCTGCGGCGCCGGAACTAGTAACTAGTGCGTTACCAGTATCCTGTCTTGGTAAAAGATAGTTTCCTGCACTATCTGCAGTTGTATGTAAATCAACACTTGCAGTTGGTGCTGTGGTACTAACTGCATAAGTGAATGCTTGTGCAGATGAACCAAATACTGTATCAGTTGTTGAAGACTGTCCAGTAAAATTGTCTGTTCTTGCAGTTGCAACTGTTGCAGCGGCAATACCAGATATTGCGTTTTTAATTCTATTTGCGTCATTTGAATCATCATCATTCGCAACTCTAACAACTTTCAATGAATTTGAATATGAAAGGAAGTTAGCCGCTGTGAACCATGATCTATAGTTGTCTTCAGCTGGATCGCCAAAGTGATATCTCAATTCTTCAACGCTACTTACGGTTACGATTTCGTCAATTGGGCCTTTACTAAACCTACCAACCAAACCACCAGTATTGGTGGCTAATGCTGGAACACTAGTAGAAGCATCAATCTCTGAAATGTTAACGCCAGGACTTACTTGGAATGCCATTTTTTATCTCCTTTAAATTATTTTATAGTGTATTTTCTATTTATTTATAAAAACAACAAATTCACCTAATTACCTAATTGGTGTCTTCTGTAGTCCATCTGTCTCCATCAGCATCAACAAAAGATTCGAAATCATAACTGGATGAAATAAATCCAAATGGTAACATATTTTCCTCAATATTTCTTAACCTCTCCTCATAAATTTCGTTTCTTGTGTCAATATCAGATAATTCTTTAAAATAGTCATCAGTTGTCATCCAAGAGAACAAAATTAATGTGTCCACCAAATCGTCATTTTTACCAACATCTGCTTGATATTTATGACCCTTCGAAATAAAACTTGTTAATTCATTGATTGTATCAAAATCTTGTATTAAAATTTTATCTTCCTCAACTAAACTCTTAAGATTTAAACATCCTATTTTTTTAGTTGCCTTTGTTGTTCTAATTCCTAGTGTAGTTCCGCCTCTTCCACCAAAGCCTCCACTAACACTTTGACCTTTTCTTGTGTCGTTGTGAATACTTATCATATTTTCATATTCTAACTCATGATATAAGATGTCCGAAACTTGTTGTCCGACATCATTTACTTCTATCAAAACATAAGAGTCATTATATATCTGACACATCTTTTTGATTACAGTAGGATATACCATAGGAGGAATTAAATTCGACCTAAAAACTGCAACCTGTTTATACGGAACTTCAGACGCATCAAATATAGAGAATGCAGAATAATCTAATCCTCTACCTCTAGATACATCTACTGTAGTAAAATATACTCTTCCTTCTCTAGGCTTCTCATATATTTTTAGACTTCCATTTTCTAATTTCTCAAGTGGATTTCTATATGCCAGAGTTTTTAATTTTGTTGGACTAATTAAAGTATTTGAACTTCCTAAAAACTCAGTTTCAAATTCTTGTCTGAACTGTTCTTCAGATGTATTTTTAATTGTTGTTTTTTTCCACTCCTCATCCCTGCCTGGCACTTCACTCCAGTGTACAGAAATAGGATTATATGTATTTCTTCCTTCTTCTGCATCAACCCACAATTTATAGAAATGATTCATTCCTTGCGGAGTTGATACAATAAGAACTTTAGTTGATTCACCAGATGAAATTGTAGGATACACAGAATTAAAAAATTCCTCTGCAATTTCATTTGGAACGAATGCGAATTCGTCCAAGAAAAGAATATTAAAAGAACCACCACGAATTGCACTTGATGATGTTGCAGCTGCAAGTACCTTTGCACCGTTCTCTAATTCGATAGAACCTTTATTCCAAACCATCACGCCTTGTTGTAACCATTTTGGAAGATTCTCGTATGCTCTTTGTAGTCTACTTAATAATTCCCTTGCAGTGGCAAGTTTGTTTGCAAGTAATGCAACAGAAACATCTTTGTTGAAAAGAATATAGTGAAGAAAGAATGCAATACATGTAATAGACTTACCAGACTGTCTCCCAATTTTACAAATAGTAAATCTTTCATCATGAAATGATCTAATCATCTTTTCTTGGAATGGATATAGGTCAAAGTTTACCAAACCCTTGTCAACATTGACAATCTTCATATATGTCTTAATAAAATGTACAGGGTCTTCCATACACTTGACATATTCTGCGGCCTGTTCTTCAGTCCATTCAATCTCAACCCCAGCTGCTTTTAGATTGGGGTTGTTGTGATATACTTCACTCATCAGTATCTTCTTCTCTATTTTTACCTCTTAGTCTTTCTAAGAGTTCATTGGTACTTCCAACCAATATTGCGTTATTCACTACTTTTTGTGGAACTCCACCGTCTTTAGTGTTTTCTATTTTATTCATTGTCAATTGAAGTTCTATTAAATCTTTTGCTAAATCGCCAGTAGTTTTCAAAAGTCCTGCAGTCACTTCATATGCTCTGGGATGTTCACTTTCCCTTGCAATCATCATCAAATTTTGTAAAGATTCTTGTCCCATAGAAACTAAATCTTTTAAAAGTTCTCTGTGATATTGATAGTCTTCTTCAATATCTTCGTTTCTAGATTCTTTGTCTTTATAAATTTCTACATTATTTTTTTGACGCTCTATTATTTCTTGTGATTTCTTTTCTATTTTGTTATCGATTTCAAGAAACTTACTTAACTGCTCATCATCTAGTTTCTTCATTGTTATTCTCCAAAGTCTTCATTAAATGTGGTCAAAAATTCATAGTTATCTGTTTGAAGTGCATTACTAGGGTCAGTTGTTACTGTTGCTTCCGCATATGTTACTTCTGAACTATCTAAGTCGCCCACTGTTGCAGTACTTGTTCTAATGATTTTTTGTTCTCTTGGAACACCATAGAAAAATCCATTTAATGTAAATTCTAATGTCCACAGAAGCGCTCTTCTAGATAGAAAGTCTCCTTCATAATCATCCTCATATGATACAGAATTTAATGTCAGTCCTGTATCACGAATTACACTTAACTCATTCGCTTCTTTTATTGGTATATTAAAGGTAGGAGTAAAGTATGGTAATATCTGTTCTACTATTTGAGTTGCGTCATCCGCATTTTTTGCCATGACTGTTAGAGTGAATCCAATATCATAAGGGACTGGATTATACACATAATTTTTAGTATTCGGGTCTGCAGAATTTGGTCTAGACATTTTTTGTGTCTTAGAAAATTTTCTTTCTGGTGCGTATGTAAATCCAGAAATTTCAAAGCTCATTCTAGGCAAGGTGATTGCAACAGAATCTCCAAGATTTCCTGCTGGTTGATTTATTCTTGCCAGATATTTTTGTGAAGGGCCGTATGCAAGGGGAACCTTAATCGTTTCCAACACATCTCCATTGGCGTTTCTTCTATCGATAGTAATATCATCGAATATAGAACCAAATGCAATAACATAGTTTCTAATTGTACTTCTATAATATGGACTATTACCTAACATTAGTAATCCTCACTGAATGGGTTTCCAACGGTAAAGTCGATAACCTTTTCTACATTTGAACTTGAACCAGTGAATACTGTGTCTTGTCCAGAAGTTCCATCTGTGGTGTCTGTTGTCTTGTTTTCTGTATATACAATTTGTTGCGTTGCGCCCAATAGATAATTCGCACCACTGTCTCTACCAACAGTATTTGTGTTTTGTGCAAAACTCCCTGTGAGGTTTGAAAGTTTCAAAACCTTAGTTCCAGAATTCCAAGTTTCTACTGTACCTGTTGCTGTTGCTGAATCGAAGTTTGCACCTTGATATACTATTTCACCTACGGTAAATTCGCCAGTTCCAGTACCCAAAGTTAAATCAACAGTAACAAATGTCTGTTGTTGAATGTCATCAATCTCATCAATTCCTGTATTAAACTTCTCACTTGAGAATTCGAATGATTCTGTAGATAGTCTATAGACATATCTTTTGCCTAATTGCCAGAATGCAACTTCGTCTTCTACAAATTTAATTTCATAAACTTTATCTTGTAGAGGCCAGTATACTAAATCGCCTTCTTGTGGATATTGCATAGTGGATTCTTCTTCCCACCTTTTAATAGATACAATAAGATTTAATTGATCTCTAATCTCTAAACCAAACTTTGATAAGAAGTCGCCCTCTCCTTGGAAACCATCTGCATCTTCAATATACATTTCAATAGAGAACGCATCATTGAATTCGGATATAGTTGACTCGTTAAAAACAGTATCTTCGTTTACATCAGTTCTTTTCAGATAATACATATCCTGCCCGTGAATCTGAATTGATTCAGCAACAAGATTTTCTGTTAAGGATTGCTCTGGTGCAAATGATATAGTGTTAAAATACTGATTTGTAGCCATATGACTATCCCACCATAATGTCTACAGGAAGTTCATAACTTAAAGACATTTCTTGTTCCAGTTGTTCTATTTCTTGATTTGCTTCATCAAGAATTCTGGAACCGTTGAAGGTCACACCTCCAGGCATCGAAATGCCTTCGTACTTCGATAAATTCTCTCCCCATTGTTTTTTAATCAGTGCGGTTGCATATCTTTTTAACCATCTGTCATTCCAAACATCTGTATAAACATCAGGGTCAAGAACCCTCATCGCTTCTACGATAATAAACTCACCAACAACTAGCGCTTCATCCCAATCAATATCAAGATGAAGTTGGTTTTGGTGTCTATTAAATCTGATAGGAACTTGTCCAGTAATCATATCATTGACTAACTGAATATGACTTTGAGTCAATTCATATGATAACATCTCTGTACTTCTTAAATTATAAACATCATTTAAGAACATTTGATATCTAACATCAAACATGTTTGTACTGTGACTGAATTTTTCGTAAAGAGGAATTACTCTTTTAACTCCAATTACTAAGTCATTAATAGGAATATATCGATTTGTAATATCGTCTTCAGTTATTTGGTGCTTGAGAAAAACATCCTCTACCGCATCAAAATGATAGTCACGATAAAACTCTAGTGCATCGTCTACACGATCTTCTACTTGTTCATCTGCGACATTTATTTGAATAACTGGAGAACCTAGTTTTCTAAGACAATATTCTTTAAATTCAGCTCTAGATGTAACTACGGCCATGTCATACCTCTCTTTTGATATGACTATTTATATGTTTTTTAAGTTAACCTTTTAATGGTTCTGTGGGTGGTGTAAAGTTTGCGGTATATCTTGCGAGTCCTTTAGTGATACGAACGTCAGACATATATCCTTGAAACAACTCTGTGTTGTCGGATCTACCGCCTATTGCAAGAGCGGTAGAATTATTATATACAGATCCACTTATAGTGGTACTATAACTGCTTACGCCATCTTTATAAACTGTCCAAGTATTCCCGCTTCTAGTTAAAGCTAGGTGATACCAAGTGTTTGTTGAAAGCGCACCAAAACTATTACTAACAGCCCAACTAGTTCCATTTGTAGATCCGTATAAGTAACCATTGCCATTTGAATTTCTATATAGAGCGAACGGAGAATAAATGCCGGAAGCGCCTTTGCCGACTAGGATCTGCCAAGTGCCTGGATCGCCAGTACAATAAACCCATAATTCAACAGTGAAATCAGCACTCCCCATTTCATAAAGATCATTATCAGGACTCGTTATATAATCTCCAGTTCCATCAAAATACATTGACTGTGAACCAGCAAACTTAACCTGAGTCGTTGAACCAGTAGCGTTTCCAAAGAGTTTTAGATTACTACTTTGGGACTTATCTATAATCGAAGCGTCTGTGCCTTGGATGTGTAACACCGATCCAGTTGAAGATAGAGGAGCAGTTGGTGGAGTAAATTCGTCAGTATAGTGTTCTGTTGGTAAAACCCTAATATCAGAAATATATCCTTGATAGTAATTCCCTGGCGATCCACCGTTTGCTGCATCAAATTCTGTGCCTATAGAAAAAGTACAATTTGATAATGCGGTGCTTGGTGACCAAGTTTTAGTTTTAGAAAGCTGGCCGTTCATATATATTTTAAGAACAGTTCCATTGTAGACTACTGCAAGATGGTTCCATGCATTGTTCTGTGCCTTTATGCTATAATTTTCGTCAACTCCAACATTCCACGTGCCCGTAGTCGCAATAAAAATATTAGCGCCGGATGCAACGGTATTAACACCAAAAACAACATCATTAATCGTTCCCCCAGTAGCTGGAGCAGCTCTTGATGGATTAACCCATGCTTCCATTGTCCACGGATCAGTAGTTGAAGTAAATCCATCAAGTGCCGTATCTGCCCGTAAATAATCGCCACTCCCATCAAAATAAACAGACCCGCCGTGATTAGCTGTTGAGTATATTTCGGTGTAGTCGAGTGGTTGATATGAAAAATGATCGTAATTTAATGTAAATGATATAGGACTCGTTGATTGATCGAATAAAGAACCAGCACTCAGACGAAATACAGTATTGGCGTCAGTTTTACTAATTTCTGTAGGAACTGTAATTGAAGAATTGTCTCCATAAACAACCGTATTACTAACTTTTATATCATACATATATCCGTCAAACCAGTTGCCTAGGTTTCCGCCATTTGCGCTATCTGCTTCAGCTCCAAACATCCAACTATCGTTTGAAAAATCTTGTGCTGGAAGATTTGTCTCGTAGGCAATTCTGGTGCCGTTTGCCCAGATTTGTAGAGTATTATTAGTTGCATCTCTTTCAACAGCAATATGACTCCATGTATTAACTGTTACTCCGTTATCCGCCCACTCAGTAGGCAAACTTGTGACCACATTATTCCATATGTATTCGTTTGTCATTACATTAAACTGATTTGTCCCATCGGATATTGCGTTTGCAGCAAAAAATGTCTTACCGCTGGCCATACTATGTGGATACACCCACATAGAAATAGAAAAATCTCCAGTTCCTAAGGCATCGCCAATTTCATCGGCTCTTAAATAGTGTGATGAACCATTAAAATTCAATGCATATCCGCCGTGCCGATAAGGACTAAACGTTCCAGTATAAACATTTCCGTATCCCGTGACGGTGTGGTTGTTGGTCGAAGAATCAGTAAAAACATTATTAGTGGTTGTGTCAACTGCTGTTGCTAATAAAGTTGTATATTGACTATTTGTAATAGAAAATATCAAACTGATTGATGTATTCGCACTAACCGCACCATTGACACCATCAGTTACATTGAGTGTTAAAGTAAATGTTCCCACATTAGCTTCATCAGTACTAGGAGTTATCGTGAATACATTGTCCACTTGACTTACTGTAGCAATACTTCCAAGCCCAGATGTTGAATAACTCCATGTCAGAGGGAATCCTTCTGGGTCTGTAGAAACAGCAGTAATAACTGTAGGTGTTCCATCTGTAGCAAGTGAATAAGATCCACTTACTCCAGTGATTGCACTTGGAGAGTCATTTTGTACTGTAGCAATCTTATACCAACCAGAACCAGAATAGAGATAAAGATTGTTGTTTGCGGTAACAAATGCTTGATCTCCATCAGACATTCCAGTTGCAGCTATTAATGCTGTCATATCTGCATAGACAGTTATAGATGCACCACCAGAAGAAACTTCAGAACTTTCCCAATAACCTTTTGTGGCATTGTAAACATAAGTTACATTACCTTCAGTTATTTCCTGTGCATTTGTCGGATTACTTGGAAAATTGATTGCCATTTTTTTACCCTAAAAAGTTATACTACCATCTGCAGTAAAACTATAAATATTATATGAACCATCGGTTGTAACAACAGGAGTTCCTGTAGTCGATGTGGCTGTTGAAGTGGTTCTAATAATCACTATTCCAGAACCACCATCACCACCCGAACCTGTACCTTGAGCACCACTACCGCCACCGCCAGTATTTGCAGTGCCAGCTATTCCAGAAACATTACTTCCAGTACCTAGACCATCTGCACCACCACCAAGTCCACCTGTACCACCAGCGCCACGACCACTACCGCCACCACCACCAGCATAATAAGTTGGTGTTCCAGTTATGGAATTTTGAAGGCCATCTCCACCATTTCCTGCATCATTTCCAGACGCACTTCCGCCTACCGC